ACCCGATGGCAATCCTGATGATAAACCTGATGGCCGTCCCGATGACAAACCCGATGATAAGCCTGATGGAAAAGACGGTAAGGACGGCAAAGACGGTAAAGATGGCAAAGATGCACAAGATCTTTGTGAAAAACACCCCGAAGCCTCGGCATGTAAAGACTTAGGAGATACTGACTATAAAGATTTAGAAATCCCTGAAAAAGCAATCAACCTTGAACTGAAACCGCTAGATATATTCAGCACTAATGGCACTTGTCCGGCAAACCCTACGTTCAGTTTAGGCGTATTAGGAACGTTTGATATTCCCTATGACTATTTCTGTAATATTGCCCGATTGCTTCGTCCTATATTGATTCTAGGCACGATCATAATGTGCGGATTCTTTGCTTTTAACGCAGTCAAGGAGCTTTAATCATGTGGGGCAAATTAATTACAAGCGTTTTAATGACCGTTGCAGGAAAAGTTATAACCGCGCTTGGTCTGTCATTTGTCAGTTATGTAGGGCTAAATGAAATTCAAGGCTTTCTGTTATCACACGTTCAAACGCAAATCGGCGGTATCCCATCAGATGCCATGAACTTGGCTTATATCGCAGGAATTGGTGTTTGTCTGAACTGGATTTTCGGAACGTTCGCCTTTGTTGTTTCGCTTAAAAGTCTTTCTAAACTGTCAGCTTCTATCAGTAAAAAATAAAAAGGGTAACGTATGCTTTATTTAATTACAGGTGTTCCGGGTTCGGGCAAGACCCTGAAAATGATTTCAGACTTGATGACACGTCAAGACTTAAAAAACCGTCCTTTATATCTTGACGGCATTCCTGAAGTAGATGAAAAAATCATTCCAAATTTGCCTATTCCTGAAGGCGAAACAATGCAGACGTGGCACAAATGGGCACCGACAGGCGCAATACTCGTTATTGACGAATGTCAGCGCGTATTTAGGCCACGCCCAAGCGGTTCAAAAGTCCCCGATTTCGTAGCAGAACTAGAAACGCACCGCCATAAAGGCATTGATATTTTCTTGTTGACCCAACATCCTCGATTAATTGACAGTAATGTCCGCGCCTTGGTTGGCCATCATTGCCATATCGGTAAAACAAATCTAGGCGTTCGCCGTATGTTGGAATGGGAAAGGTGTGCAGACCCGACATCATCAAGAGACGTATCATCTGCTGTAAAAAGCGTTTATACGTTGGATAAAAAAGCTTTTGGCGTATATAAATCAGCCGAAGAACACACCAAAATCAAAACCAAGCTAAGCCGTGTTGTATATATCTTCCCCGCCGTCCTTGCCTTATTAATTACCGCTGGTTGGTATATCTATTCAAGCTGGAATACTCGGATAGATACAATGAAGGCAGAACAGGAAAAGCCAAAAATTGAGGCGCAAGCCTCAAGCCCTGAAGCGGTGGGGGCGG